CTGAAAAGTCCCAGACTCACTGGATTTATCTTCACCAAAGTCTACATACAGCAAAAGTGGCTGGTCTGCCTCGGCTACCTCGGTGTCGTCATATAAGACCGCATACCTGGCTGTGATAGTGGAGTCCGCCCAGGCAGTGTCGTCAGCATCAAACTTGGTTACTCTGGTTGCCTCAGTTACCGCAGTAGTTGTTAAGGCTTTCCCACCAGCCGAGTAACCAGTTCCTGAAACCTCATTGTCTATGTCTGCCTTGTCATTGTGGGTTTCTTGGTCTGGAGTATAGGTTGAAGTGCAGAGCATACACATAATCTTGGTCTCTGAGTCCAGGTCACAGAAGTTAGCATTGAGTAGATTTGTTGGGAAATGACTGTATGCCTTGATAGTAATCGCCATGTTCGTTTACCTCCTGGTTTTTCGTCTTCGCTTGATCGGTGGCACCGTTTTAGTTTTCTTCGTCTCGCTTCCACCATCCATGCTCTTGTCGCACATTGCTACACCCTGCTTAATCCATTTTTCAGCTACGTCAGGCATAGCGTTTACCACTGTTCCAGCCAGAAGCTCAACCGAATTAGCCCCGGCCATTCTTATATTCCTTAATAGTCTGATCCTCATCATTTCTCCTTTAGATGAAGGCTGCCACCCGGTGAGCAAAGGAGTAACTCTTCCAGATAGCAGCCCTCAGTTTCCGCCCTACCTAAAGGACGGTATGGCTATTAAGCGGTGTAGGTCATTACATCGGACTGTGCTAGTTTTCCATTCGGCAATACGATGTTTAGGACCGCCTGTTTCGTGGTAACTATCGTTATCGTGAAGTCGGCTAGTCCGGTCGCTTCTGTTACCGCCACACCCATAACGTCGGCGACATCTTCCACCAAGATAGTCCCGTTCGTCTTGATAGCAATTTCGCTCGTGTCTGTGCCATCAGTTGACAAAGTTTGAGCAGTGGCATCGGTTGTTAAGAACCAATGGAATACTACTGGTTCAGCCAGGGCCACTTCTTCGCACCCGCCATAGAATTGAACCGATACATCCGGGGTGTCAGTAGTGTTATCGGTAACTGTGATTGTTACTGATATATTATCTCTTGTTAGCATTGCATTATTACCTCCGTTAATTTATTGGGAAGGGCGGGAATTTCACCCGCCCGATATCATGTTTAAGTGTTGGCGTTGCCGATTCCGTAGAAGGCTGCCGTGCGATAAGCGCCACCGCCAGTCCTCTTGTGAACCTTGAAGCCAACCAGTCCGGATTCCGCATACAGCTCATCAAGCCTCTGTATAACAATCCCTGCCCGGTCAACAATCATGTAGCCCTGTTTGAAGTTGCCGAAGACAACCTCGATAAGGTCGGTAGTATCACCGATAGAACCCATGTCACCCTGGTTGATTATCGGGTAGCCATCGAAAAGGTTGGGCTGACCGGCTATGAGATTGGGTTGCCACAGATAAACCCCGTCGCCTGCAGCGTAACCACCAGCTCGCAGTTTCCGTAAGGCTAACTCAGAAGTGCGGGTCATCAACCATACGGCACCATTGAGATACTGCTCAGCGAGTCCATACTCGCAGGTAAGCATATCGTCAATTAAGCCAGTATCCGCCGTTGTCCAGTCGGTGTGGGTTATTGATTCCAGAGTGATCCCGTCAGGCTCGTTATATGTGGTGTGGCCTCTACCGATGGCAAACCTCTTGGCCTCCTCATTGGCGATAGCAACGGCAAATGAATCGGCAATCATTGCCTGGATGTTGGCATCGGTGTCCATGAGTTCATCTTCGCCGACCTTAGTTAGCCCATAGAGGTCCTCAGCGTAGATAGTATCCCTGGAGGGGGTGATTGTAGACTCGGTTATATCACTACCCGTTTCCAGTTTACCCCAGCCAACGGAAACCTCAGTAGCTGAGTTGATACCGACTTTATCCCTCGAGGTGTTTCTTACACGGCAATAGTTTCTCAGGGTGTTAATCTGAGGCACAGCCCGTATAATCTCCGTTTCCAGGTCTTCCGGTACAAGGTAGAGACCGGCGGTGTTCTCCACCAGTGCTTTCCTCTCAGCAGGTAGGGCCGTTCTCAAGACTTTCAAGTCGTCAGATTCCATACCCTTGCTGCCGTTGCGTATCCACTTGAAGAAGGCGGACTTATAAGCTGCGTCCCTTTCCGCTTCTTCAGGGGTAGTTTCACCGGGTTTAACGAGATTGCCACGCTCTATTTTCACCGCGAGGGCATCGAGCTGCGTCTTCTGCTCATCTAGAGCAGTGCTCATCTTCTCGACGGCAGCCTGTCCCTCAGCGCTAGCTTCTCCCAGTTTCTTAGCCTCGGCCAACACCTCATCGTTCTTGACCTTCATTTGTTCCCATGTTGATTCGATTTTCTCTGTGAGTTCTTTTAACTCAGGCATTTGTTTTTACCTCCGTATTTTTATTTGATTACTTTGTCTAGTAAGGCATTTAAGCGAGTCATTGTTCCCTTTGTTTCCCTATCCGCTATTTCTGCCTCAATGGTGTTGAGTAGCTCCTCCATGTCTGCGGCTTCTTTCACCCCTTCCGGCTCAGGAGTGGTCTCAGCCGGCTCCTGAGTGGATTTATCCGATGAATCTTCATCGGCAGCAGAAAGAAGTGCCTGGAGAGCTTTTACCGCTTCACGCACTGGCTCCAAGTCTTGAGTGCGTATAGCCTGTTCGACAGCCTTTACGTCGATAATCAAGGCTGTGGGGTTCGCTGCAAATGTTACCGGAGAGACATCGTAGAGCTTGACCTCTTTCAGATGCCGTATCCCCTTAACTACTTGCTCGGTTATGGTGTCATAGCCGATGGACATCTCATTGATTACCCCATCTTTCATGAGTGCCAGGACTTCACGGGCACGTTGTACTCCAAGACTGAGTTTGCCCTTAACGAGCAGCCCCTTCTCATCCTCGGATATCTCGAGGGGCTTCCCTATCGGCTCCATAGCGCTGTGGTTCCAGAGGTGTTTGATACGATTCTTATCCTCCTTCAATGTCTTTTTGAAAGCGCCCCTGTCCACCACGTCACCGTAACTGTCTGGCACATCGGTAAAAGTGGAAGCATAGCCGGTAAAGATGCCCTCTTCCTCGTTGATATCCTTAACCTCAAAACGAAGTACTTTTCTTTCCACTTGAAATCACCTCCTAGTTTTTCTTAAAATGAAACCCGCCAGAAGCGGGCATAGAAAAAGCCCACCGGGGTGGGCTGGTAGTTCTTAGGAAATATTGGGGGTTATTTGTTTTTAATCTTTAATTTACGGCGCTCCTTCCGATTCATTGCTACTTCTTTAACAACTTGGCCATCCTTATTTACGAAGCGTACCACCTTAGTTGGTGCTGGGGTAAAATTCATTTCTTACTCCTTTAATCTAAAACGGGTAGCACCGTGCACCTGCACGAGGGATGAAGGGGTGGCGTAATTCCTTCGCTGATTAGGCTCACGTTCCCGTGCATCGACATGCAATCCTCACACGTCCTTTCATCCAATGCTGCATACCATTCAGTCTTGGTTACACCCTCTTTCTTGTATGTCTCGACTGCTCCCTGATTGGAAGCTGTAATCGTCTCTGTCCGGGCTATCCGCTGGGCACGAACATTATCATTGAACTTGAATACTTCTTTGACTCTATTGGATAGCTGGGGAATGCTCTCACCCTCGGCGAATCCCTCGGCTAGTTTCATGGACAGAAGGTTAGCCGTCTCCTCACCCACCTGCTCCGCCGCCCAACCTATCCGTGTTCTTAACCATGCCAGCGCCGCAGGGTTTGCTTCCAGGTAAGACTCCCAATCGAAGTCAGCTTTCTGCTTTCCTACCAGCTCCTCAGCATCTCTCATTGCCTCCGCCATAAGAGGCAGCAGGATTACAGCCGCCAGTTTTTTATAGTCCCGTGCTGCGTTGTCCTGGTCTATTAGATTATCCTTAGCCCCAGTCTTAAGGTTCTTGATAACCTCTTCTTGCTGATTAGAAAACATCAACTGTAGCTTCTTGATAAAACTGCGCTCGTAGTTTTCAGCCTTCATAGCGTAGCCTCGCCAATACGCCTCTTTGCTTTCCTCAGTCATACGGGCAGCTTTGAGTAGTAGCCTCTTCTCGCCTTCTACTACCTGTGGCTCTGCATTAAGCGGAACGAAGCCGGTCGGTTGTAAACTAAATGGCAAGTAACCGGTGCCCCAGCCGTCAAATTCCTCAAAGCCTAACTCCAGCTTGGTATTAATCTGCTCGAACGGTATGCCCATGCCCCATAGGTTTTTAGCCTGCTCAATACGCTTCCCAAAATCTTCCCGCATAGCCGACACGTTCGACAGGTCATAGGTAATAAAAATGCCATCCCCATAGAGCGGGGCTAACCTCATATTAAGAGTGGAGCGGATATCATCCAGCAATGGAATAACGACTTCTTCGTATAGACTCCGCTTGGCCTCGGCCATATTGTTATAGCTGGATTGCTCCAGGTCGCCCAGGAATATAGGGCTGATACCGAATGCCGCAGCGATGTCCCTCTTATTTTGCACACGTGATAATATGTAATCCATTTCCTTTGGTGATAGAGACATCTGCTGCCACTTATAACCACCACCCAACACCCAGGGCTCGCCCCGCTTGGTTTTCTGCATTACCTGCTGCTTCAGTTTCTGGGCTGCCATCTCAAAGCTCTCATCGCTCATCTCGTTCTCAAATTGGAATATACCCGATGGCAGATTGCGGTTCTGAAGCTGTATCTTTTGCGTGTCCTGGGCCTCGTTGTCGGTGTCAACAGTCCGTGCCGCTGCCTGCAGGTCGCCGATACCCCAATACGGATTACCCGGGTCGAACTGCATAAAGTGGATAAACTGTTCGGGCGGTACCGCAAATGTACCGCCTCCCGCTTCCGTTATCTGATACCCTTCCAGCCATTTCCCACTTGCCTTAGACGGCACAGGTTTAATCATATCGGGCATACATACCCAAAACTCACGGGGCTGACCATTTACCATGACCGGCTGCAGAAAGCCATTTCCCACCAGTTTCAGATGAGCAATCAGAAATTCCATGTTGTCCTGCCCACTGAAGAAGGGATTGGGTTTCGCCCACACCTGGGTAAACGGGTGGTTCGGTATTACTTCCCCGTTCTTGTCCAACACCACCCAGGGAATACCGGAGGTCGCTTGCACAATAGTTCTTACCGCTCGGTAGACAAATACGGAAAGCCTGTAGCCCTCTCGGGTGGCCTTTCGAACCGTCATTTCGGTATAGATAGGCTGACCTGCCTGGAAGAAAGATAATAACCGATGAGGATGAATCATATTTTGCTTTACCGTTTTTGGTAATAACGATGCCACTATCCGTGTTCGCAGATTTTCAAGCATAATTCGCTCCTATGCGATGTGAAGGGGATT